GCTACAGCAATGAAACTTGTGAGGTTCTATGACTTTAATAAACTTGAGCTTGTTCTGCTTTGGATTGGCTGGCCATTCATTTTGTTTGCTATGTGCTTTTTTGGTCTGGCTGGCGTAGGAGATGATGAATGAAATGTCCAGTCTGTCAGACTGAATATAAATGTACATGCATCTCTTGTGCTGAACACACCACTAGTGATTGGAAAAAAATAAATATGTCTAATGATCATAATGATTGGGATGAGGTTTGTCCGATTTGTGGTAAGTGTGAATCTGTTCACTGGTGGTTTGATGAAAGTTTTAGACAATATGAAGTAACAAAAAGTGATAGAATCGTTGGCGTGGGGGAGAATGAATGAACAGCGTTTTAGAAGATTCAATTGTTTATAATAAAATTCAAGACAGAATAGAATTAATCATAGAGTATGTTTATGAACCTGATATAAATTTAAAGCCTCTTTTGCCTATTAAAACAATAACTCATCTAAATACAAATGATTCTTTGATGACAGTAACTTACATAAGCGAAAGAGATTTTATAGAAAATTATTTAATAATTGGAAAGCTGTGATGAATGATTCAAAACATAGAACACGAAGTGGTTGTTTATAACAAGAGACATGACACGCTTGAGGTCGTCATAGGTAGCAGTCTATTTTTTATCAGTGATGAAACGCGCTTTAGGTTCTTTCCTATCGTTACTGAATCAGACATAGGAACTACTTACTTAAGTCAGGAAACATTCATTGAAGATTATGAAATACTTGGAGAGCTTTAATGAGAATAATATCTGAGCAAGAATTAAAAGATATTTTAGACAAGCATGGTAAATGGCTAAGGAATGAGGAAAATGGTGAGCGCGCGGACCTTAGCTTTGCGGACCTTAGCTTTGCGGACCTTAGCTCTGCGGACCTTCGCTCTGCGGACCTTCGCTCTGCGAACCTTCGCTCTGCGGACCTTATCTCTGCGGACCTTCGCTCTGCGAACCTTCGCTCTGCGGACCTTCGCTTTGCGAACCTTAGCTCTGCGAACCTTCGCTATGCGAACCTTAGCTCTGCGGACCTTCGCTCTGCGGACCTTAGCTTTGCGGACCTTAGCTCTGCGGACCTTCGCTCTGCGGACCTTCGCTTTGCGAACCTTCGCTCTGCGAACCTTCGCTCTGCGGACCTTCGCTTTGCGGACCTTCGCTCTGCGGACCTTCGCTCTGCGGACCTTCGCTTTGCGGACCTTATTATTTTTCAATTTCAAAGACATCAGGCTTTCTATACATTCGACGATAACTTGAGAATAGGTTGTTTTAATTTTCCATTACATGAATGGATAAATAAATTTGAAGAAATTGGTAAAAAAGAAAATTACTCAGAACAACAAATAAAAGCTTACGGATTGTTTATAAAAATGTGCGCCGAAATGCAATTAACGAAAACAGACAAAGACGAGGGGGAGAGATGAGCGAGTGGATTTATGAATATGTTTTTATAACTAAAATATTTAGGATTGCTAAGCTAAAATCAAAATTTAAAAACAAAAAAAAAGAATATGGAGTTCCATATCTAATTTACGAATACAAAGTAAAAGGAATATGGAATCAAAGGACACTAATTAGATGAGTTTTCATGCACCACAAGAACACTTATGCGCACATCCGTTTTTAGGTATTGGTTACGGCAATAATGGTTTTTTCAAATTCAAAAAAAATAACATCACATATTATTGTCAGGCAAGTGATGGGCTTGGCTGGGAGCATGTTAGCGTTTCGTTAAGTGTAAAAAGATGTCCAGACTGGGATGAGATGTGCATGATTAAAAATATGTTTTGGGACGAAGAGGATTGCGTTATTCAATATCATCCACCAAAATCACATTATGTTAACAATCATCCGTATGTATTGCATTTGTGGCGACCAATAAATGATAACATTCCACTTCCGCCGAAAGGCCTTGTATAAGAACCAAAACGATACTAACGAAAGAGTTAAGTAACAATCGAGGTGATCATGAATCAAGAGCAAGAGATAAATAATATGAGATTGATAAAAGAAGCAGTATATCTACAGACAAAAGACGAAGGCATTTGGTTCCGAGCTAGATATATGCCAGAGCATTACCTACAAGAGTCATTGAGAGACTTGCATCTAGTGATTGAGCATGGAGACATTGAGGCGATGAATAGAATCAAGGAAAGAGCTGATACAAGTATGTAACGAGTACTTTGGCTTTTAACTAATAATTAAGGAGAATGAAAATGGAAACAATAACAGTTAACGGAAAAACATATTACTCTGAAATTAAAATGAATAATAAATCATCGAACATAAACAGTTATGAAGTTATACTAAAAAGATTTTATTCAAATGTGAAAAAAACAAATAAATGTTGGTTATGGAAAAGAAACGAAAGCAATGGATATGGAAGATTTCAAGCAAATAAAAACAGAATGCTAGCGCACAGATTTTCTTACATGATTAATCATGGTCATATATTTGATAACATGGTTATAAATCATAAATGTAGAAATAAACTATGTGTGAACCCAAAACATTTAGAGCAAGTTACCACACAAAAAAATACAGATATTCATTATAATGGCTATGGCTTTTAACTAACGAGGAGATGAAAATGAACATTGATGTTAACGACATTGCTATAGAAATTACAAACAAACTAATGTTAGACATCACATTAATGTGCTCGCAAGTCACATCGGTTAACGACAGCGAGATTAAAAAAACACCAAGTTATTATATGATTCGTCAGCTTTTGTGTTCTACTTTAGAAGAATATATAAAAGTACTTTCGATAAGTTACACATACTCTCCAATGGAAGTGGAAAGAATGAAAAATAAGGATGACTATTGGGAATATGTTTTGCGTGATATTTGTCACAAAGTAAATGAAGAAATTTTCAATAAAAAGTATTTTCATGCTTGGGATTATAAAAATGAAGACAACTATTTTGGATCAAGGACATTTAGTCTAGCTGTTTTAGATTTAAACAAGATTGAAAAAGGATAATAATGAAAACACAAAACATTTTGATTACACTAATTCTTTGTGTAACGACACAAGCCTTCGCACTTGTCCACGCACCTGATCAATATCAAAAGATCACAGACTCTAGAGGTCGTGGACCGAATGAGGTTTCGGGCATTAGGAATTTAAGAGAAGTAATTCCAGGAATACTCTACAGGTCTGGAGCTAATGGCGATATGAAATATGGACCATTGAATGACGTATCTGTGAACAAACTTTGTAAGCAAGGTTTTGATACTTATTTTTACGATTATAATCGTGGCTCAGATCATAATGTTCCATGTGGAACAAACCAAACATCTGTGAGAATTAGACCATCGCTTGTTTCTAGTAAAAATGTGTTTGAACAGCTATCAACTGTTTATACTGCAATTACAAAAAACACTGGTCCTGTTTTGACAGGTTGTGATCAAGGCGTCCACGCGTCTGGATTTGTGTCAGCGCTATCACTAATTCAATTTTGCGGTTGGACCAACAAACAAGCATTAGACTATTGGACATTGATTGCAAAGGGACAAGACAATCATCCAAAGATCAAAAAAGCTATCATGGACTTTAGGCCGTACGATTCGTTAAATGTTTCAAACGTGAGGTGTTTTAAACCATGAATGAATACACAGCACTATGTGATTCAGAGTCTTGTTTGTTAACAGAACACAAGACCCTATCTAGAAGTCATAAGGGTATTATTAAAGAAGGTGTAAAAAGAACTGCGACAAGCTGTCCTGATTGCGGTTCTGTCTTGTTTTGGATGCGAGGTCCTGTCTATGATAAAAAGAAGCGCATTCTAAAACGAAAAGTCGTAATGAGTGCCGATAACAAAGATTATGGCATGGGGATAATATGACAGAACGCGGATCTTTAAAGTATTACTTAGAACTATGGACTAAAGCACATCTTAAGGATGATCCATTAACTAAGAAAAAACTAATGCTTTATAGCTCCAAAGTTATTGCCAATATTAAACGATATCAGTTTATACAAAAAGAAACTGGTGTTCCTTGGCAGCTCGTTGCTGCTATTCATGGACTTGAAGCCAGTTTTAATTTTGATGCATGTCTGGCAAATGGCGATCCTCTTAATAAGGTAACTACACATGTCCCAAAAGGTCGTGGACCGTTTTTAACTTGGGAAGCATCCGCAATTGATGAGCTTCAAAGGCATCATACCGACGCAATTCATGAATGGAGTATTCCTCTTTGTTTACAATTTGCTGAAAAATGGAATGGATTGGGAGTTTTAAACAAGCATCCTGGGTTTTACTCTGCGTATTTATGGTCATTCACAAACCTGTACAAGAAAGGTAAATACGTAGCTGACGGAAAATATGATCCACAAGCTGTTAGCAAACAAGTTGGCGTTGCCGCACTATTCCTAGATCTAAAAATGCAAAATTTGCTGGACATACCTCTGGTTTAAAAAAACACTATTCACATCAAGCGAGGTGATGTGATGGCGTTTTTAAATTGGCTAGTTGTTGTCCTAAAGTCTATATTCAGCAAAAAGGAAGTTGCTGCCCCAATTCCTACCCCTAAACCTGTTCAGGATGCTAAGCCCAGCGAGCCCTCTGTTGTAAAACCAGAGCCTATTGTTGTTTTACCGCCTATCGCAAAACCTGATGCAAAGATTAATCTACTAGACGCGATTAAGGTCTGTATTAAACCATATGAAAACTTAAGAGAGATTAACGGTAAAAACCGCTCTGCTCTTATTGATAAAATCATCACATCTCATGGTGGCTCTCTTGGTTCTGCATACTGCTGCTACGGAGTTCAACAGCTACTTGATGATGTTGAAACATATTACGCTAATCACGGAGTGAAAATTCACTTTGATATTCCAGGCGGTGGCTCAACACAATCATTATGGGCCCTTACTAAGCCTGAATACAAATTCATTAATCCAAAACCCGCAAGCCTTGTTGTGTGGAAACATATGAAGTCACCAGGAACAGGACACATCGGCACATGTCTAAGCTTCGCGGATGCTGGTGAGTTTAAAACTTTCGAGTTTAACACCTCTGCAGGCTCTGCTGCTGTTGTTAGAGATGGTGAAGGTGCATACTACAGAACAAGACAGCTTAAAGATGTAGGTGACATGCATATTCTAGGCTTCATTGATCTAGAAAAAGCAATGAAATATTTATGATCGTAGCTCATATTATATTCAAGGACGGAACCACTGATATTAAAACATTCCCGAGTGTTGATCAATGTCAAAACTATCTTAACAAGCTTCCAAACATCTCTGGCTATAGAGTTATAGCCAAGAGTGGAAAAAAGAAAAAGAAAGTCATTGAATGAGACAACTTGAAAAGCCTATAGAAAATCAGATCCTAAATCTGTTAAATCTATTAGGCGTTTATTGTTGGAAAAATCAAAGTGTCGGCATTTACGATAAAGCTAAAGGTGTATACCGAAAGTCAAACAACAAACATCACATCAATGGCGTTGCCGATATCATAGGTGTAATTAGTGGACGCTTCTTAGCGATTGAAGTGAAGAGCAAAACAGGCACACTGTCTCAAGATCAAAAGTTATTTATTATGAAGGTTAATGAAGAAGGTGGCGTTGCCTTTGTAGCCAGAAGCCCTGCTGATGTACTTAAAAACCTTAGCCTGTTTTTTCCGGATAATATCAAATTCAAAGCAATGTATGATCGTCACCTGACAGACTGTGAGAAACTTCAATGAGTTCAACACCAGGAGAGCTTCTTAAAAAAGCACTGCTAATCGTCGAACAAGATCTAAAACATATTACTACACTCGTGATGATGGGAAAACTAGACCCAGACTCATCAGAAGATGTTGCAAGATACATCAGGGCTCTGGCCATCTCTGATAAAATCAAAGAGAAAGATGAAGAAAGTCAGAAAAAGACCGCACAGCGCTTAACTGACGAAGAACTACTCAGCATCGTACAAAAGATGAAGTCGAATGAAAAAGCTGACTAAAGAAGAGTTCAAACAGCTAGAGGTCTTGTGGTATCGAAAGCTTGCTAACACCGGCTTTAAAGATATAGAGAGAAAAAACCAAGACGATTGGTTAAAAGATGAAACTCACACCTCAACCATCATCAATGCCTACTTAAACAGAGAACAGCGCGAGAAGTACTTTGAAAAAGCATGGCAGTTTATGCATGAGTATGAGTTTGAATCAGAGCTTGATAAATCAATTTGGGAGTGCCACTGTGATGGCATGTCGATTAGAGACATTGCACTTAAACTGTTACGCAAGGAAGGTGGCAGAGGCGTTGTTTTCCTACGGATTAGGAAACTAAAGGGCCTTGCCAAACTATGAATGGAAAAAATAATCATCAGGCCGTTTGAAGAAAAAGACACTAACTTTATCATCAACAGTTGGCTTAAAAACTACAAATTCTCTTCTCGCTTCGCGCAGTCTATAACTGCAAAAGTGTACTACGCAAATCACGAACCTATCGTTAAAAACCTAATCAATCGCTGTGCCCCTTATTCTTTAGTTGCAACACTCCAAGACGCACCTAGAGTTATACTCGGGTACATCGTATTTCAACCAACAGGCCCAAGCCATATCTTGCACTATGTGTATGTGAAGTACCCATTCCGTGGCAACGGCATCTGCTCAGAGCTAATCAAAGAAGCACAGATTGATAAGCACTGCTTTATCTACACTCACCTAACTTCTGTTGTTGCAGAGTACGTTGAAGACAATCCAGACATTTTATATAACCCATACCTAATTTAACAAAGGACGTTAAAATGGAAAAAAGAAAAGTAAAAGTGGCAAGGTTCCACGACGCTATTCAATTGATCGGCTACACCAATACATCAGGTGGGGTGATTACAAGTGCACATGAGAAGGACTTCCCAGACATGTATAAAACAGATGTAGGGATCTTTATTCCAGTCAAAGATGGCCTAGAAGTATTCGTGTCTCTTGCTAATGTGCCATATGCATTGATCTATCAAGAGCCAATCAAAGAAGAGACTACTAAGAAAGCTAAATGATTATAATCGACTCTAAGTGGGCCGAGGCAGAGCTTAAAGATAGATACTTTAGGCGCTTTGACCTTACTAACTTTTGCTTTAAAGAGCAGCTGTCCTTTATTCGGGACAAAAGTCCATTTAAAACAGCAGTGTGCTCACGCCGTGCGGGTAAAACAATTGCCTGCGCTGCTCACTTATGGGATGAGGCCCAGGCCAATCCAGACAGAGTCTGTCTCTACATCACGCTCTCGCGAAATAATGCTAAAAAGCTAATATGGAAAGAGCTTCTAAAGATCAGGCAGCAATACGCCATAGACTCAAGCATAGACTCAACAGAGTTAAGTATTAAACTAAAAAACGGTTCTGTTATCTATGTCAGTGGTGCAAAGGATAAGACAGAAATAGAGAAGTTCAGGGGTCTAGCCATCACTCTGTGCTACATAGATGAGTGTCAGTCCTTTAAATCATACCTGCAAGACCTAATAGACGAAGTCATCGCACCGGCCCTGATGGACTATGCAGGAACCCTGTGCCTTATCGGAACACCGGGACCTGTGCCTAATGGTTACTTCTATGAGTCCTCTCACAATGTTGAGTGGTCTCATCACAAGTGGACTTATTGGGACAATCCTTGGATATCTTTAAAGTCCAATAAGACTCATCAAGAGGTACTAGAGCGAGAGCTAAAGCGTAGGGGTGTAACCACAGACCATCCAAGCATACAGCGTGAGTGGTTCGGTAAATGGGTCACAGACTCAGACTCCCTAGTCATTAAGTATTCAAACAACAAGAACCACTACGATGTCCTGCCTAACTTGCATAAGCCTTGGCAGATAGTCATAGGCATAGACATAGGCTTTGATGATGCCGATGCCATCGCTGTCATTGGCTCTAATGAGCACGCTAAGGAAGCTTACCTAATAGAAGAGATTATAGCTCCTAAGCAAGGCATCACAGAGCTTGCTGAGAGTATACAAAAGTTACTAAAGAAGTATGATGTAAACCGCATCGTCATGGATACCGGTGGTCTGGGTAAAAAGGTAGCAGAAGAGATTAGGCGTCGATTTGCCATTCCAATACAGGCAGCTGAGAAAACACGCAAGTTCGAATTCATTGAACTATTAAATGATGCGTTAAGAACAGGCAAGTTCTTTGCAAAGCGTGACTCTCGTTTCGCGCAAGACTCTTACCTCGTTGAATACGACTGGGATAAGTCCTCTCAAGACAAGTTAGTAGTCTCTGACCGCTACCATTCTGACATCATAGACGCCACACTGTATGCATTCCGCGAGAGCCTTCACTGGTTATATGAGCCAGAGATACCACAACCAAAACCGGCCACACCTGAATGGTTCTTAAGACAAGAAGAAGAGATGCTAGAGGCCGCAATGAACTCAATGCAGCAACGCAGTAACGACAACGATTTTGACGAATTCCTGTAAATTATGAAGTTAACAGAAATACGCAAAATCATCAAAATTTCGCAAGAAATGGGCCTAAAACGCATCAAAATCGATAATTTCGAAGCTGAGTTTTTCGAACTTTCAACGCCTAAGCAATTGGTAGGTGTACCTGAATTGACACAAGCAGACATTGGGCTTGTGCCTAAACCTGAGCTAGCCGATGAAGCAGAGATGCTCTTTTGGTCTGCCGGTGGTTTAGAAGACGATGATCAACCTAAACAATAACATTCTCAAAGGATTGAGCAATGACAGTAGATTACACGAAGTTTTCAAATAACGGTGAGAACAACCAAAGCAGTGGCGCAGTAACAGATAGACGCTGGTGGTTAGTTAATAAGACAGACCGTGCTCAGACAATAGCCGGTGTTATCAAGATGATCATTGAGTCAGACACTAGACGACAAGTGCAATATCAAATCTCTTCTCGTCTATACGGAAACTCTACAATCATGGGTGTGAACGGTATCAGCGTTGCTAAGATAGTGACTCCAAGCTCAACACCTAAAGACCGAGTTACATTTAACGTCGTGCAATCAGCAATAGACACAGTCACCTCTAAGATTGCTAAGAACAAACCAAAACCATACTTCTTAACAAGTGGAGGTAACTGGGCTCAGCAGCGCAAAGCGAAGAAGCTTAATAAGTTCATCGAAGGCGTATTCTATGAGCAAGAGGCCTACAAGCATGCAACTAGGATCTTTAAAGATGCCTGCATTGTTGGCGATGGCGTAATGCATGTGTACCGCAAAGATGACAAAATCTGTTACGAAAGAGTGATGGCTCGTGAGCTATTCACAGATGCAACAGATGCCTACTACGGTGAGCCTAGACAGATTCATAGACTTAAGAACATCGATAGACAGGTGTTGATTGAAACATTCCCTGAGAAAAAGAATAAGATCAAAGAAGCTAACCGTGCATTCATTGATTACTCAGGCTCTCTACAATCTATCTCTGACCAGGTAACGGTCTCTGAATCATGGCACTTGCCAAGTGGACCAAAAGCTAAAGACGGCCTTCACTGTATTTGCATCGACGGAGAAGTGATCTTCGAAGAAGAGTACACTAAGCAATACTTTCCATTCGTATTCATGAAATGGTCAGAGAGAACAGATGGCTTCTGGGCACAAGGTGGTGCTGAACAGATTCAAAACATTCAGCTAGAACTAAATAAACTACTATGGGTCATCCAGCGTTCTATGCACTTAGCAGGCACCTTCAAGGTATTCCTAGAGAATGGCTCTAAGATCGTTAAAGAGCATCTTAACAATGACATCGGTGCTATCGTTAACTACTCAGGCACTGCCCCTCAGTACGTTCTACCGTCAATGGTTCAACCTGAGCTATTTAACCAGGTGGCAAACCTTAAGAACATGGCCTTTGAGCAGATGGGTATCTCTCAGCTCTCAGCTACTAGCCAAAAGCCTGCAGGATTAAACTCTGGTAAAGCCCTACGTGAGTACAATGACATTGAGACTGATCGTTTCATGACCATTGGACAGATGTATGAGCGCTTCTTCCTAGAGTTAGGTCGTCATTCAATCGGTGTTGCAGTAGACATCTTTAATGACATTGGCTCTTACCCTGTGAAGCTTCCTAATAAGAAGTACCTAGAGACTGTTGATTGGTCAGAGATTGATCTATCAGAGGACGACTACGTAATGAAAATGTACCCAGTCTCTTCACTTCCTGAGACCCCAGA